AAGATCTGCTCATTTCTTCTCCCTTCCTAGATACCGTTTGAATATCCGCGCGATCCTCGGATTCCCCGGCGCCAATCCCGTCCAATCCCATTCTTCTCGTTTCGGCGCCTGGTGATTCAGATACCGAAACGCCGCCTCCACTCCGGGCCGCCTATGTACAGTCCCTTCCTCGACGCGCAACTTCATCAGGTCGCGCGGGTACCGTTCGGCAATCGCGGCCCGGTATGCGTCAAGTGTCATGTCATCGAGAGCCGTAGCCGTAGATCGGATGATATGGAAACCGGCTGGTCCGAGTCCTGCCATTGAGCGTCTCCTTTTCTTTTGCCGGTTACTGCTGCCGGCCGTTGGTTATTCGACCTAGATTCGGGCTGTAAGCACCCCGAGGGAAGGCACCCGGAGTGGATGCCCTCCCTTGGAGGCTACCAGGCCTGGCGGAACTGCTCGGTACGCCAATGCCGGCGAGCATCATGCATCACTTCGTCGTAGTCGTCTCCGCCCTCCCCTGCCTTGGTCATGAAACCGAAATGGTCCTGCTCCTTCGTCAAGGCGTACTCGGGGCCACTCTTGGAGTACTGATCCTGATTCCATCCGCTTTCAGTCATGTCGGTCTCCCTGGGTAGGCCGGGCTCCATCGCCCCAACCATGTCATCTCATCTGTCCGCTAGACTAGGACAGCCAGAACAGGAAGTCAACACCTAAATTGATTTTTTGGTTTTCAGGCCTAATTCCAGATTTGCGTCTCGCGACTTACTTTTCCGGTATTCCAAATCTACCTCGCCAGCTACCCGGTACCCACCTTATCCTATTTCAGATCCGACCATCTCTCTCCCGTCGCACCCTCCGCCTCGATTGGCACCAACATCTCGATTCCGTGCTTCTCGGTCAGCCCCTTAATTACCAACCGCGATACGGCCTTCTCCAATCTTTTTTCGAACATCAAATCCAATTCATCATGCTGCTCCAGAAGCCATGAAACTTGCGACCCCGAATCTTGCAAGGCCCACACCTTCGGCTTCAACCACGCGATAGACCGCTGTATCATGTCTTGAGCCGAGCCCTGTATCCTTTGGGACATGGCGTGCCGCAACGCCTCACTCTTCACGCCATGGTCGCGCGACCGTATCCCGGGCAGATATCTCGGCATACCATCATAACTGTACGCAACCTCCGTCCTCTCCGTCTCCTCCTTAACCGATTCGACAAACCTCGGAATCCCCGGATACAGCTTGTCAATCTCCCGGATAAACTCGTCGCACCTTTCCGGATCGTCCCATTCCGCCAATCCCTCCTTCCGCATCGTCGACGCCATCCCGAAACCCGTCTGCAAAAACACTTTCCCATAGACAATCGTCTTCATAGGCGTGCGGTACTTCTTTTCCATCGCCTTCAACTTGTCGATCCCGAATACCCACGACGCGGTTTGAGCATGGATGTCCATCTTCTTGAACTCGTGTTCGTCGGTATCGTGATCAGCCTGTCTCGTGCCGCAGAAGAAGCACTGATCGGAATTGAACAACTCCAGCAACTTTCTGTCCCGGGAAAAGTGGGCCAGCCATCTGAACTCGATCTGGCTGAGGTCGTACGCACCGAACAGAAATCCTTCCGGCGCCACGAAACCCTCTCGTACCCTTCTGCCTAATTCTGTCCGGGTCGGGATATTGAGCGGGTTAGGCGCCTTGCCGGCCAATCTCCGGGTAGCCGTTCGCGTTATCAAAATCTGCGACAACATAGGCCACAGCGCGACCTTCTTTCTCTCTATCGTCCCGTCCTCCCTTTCAACCTCCTGTATCACATACCCCGCCGAACCTTCCTCAGGCCTCTCATCCTTCCGATATCCTCGCCTCTTCTTCTCTCGCCTGATTGCAACCAAAATAGGCGCGCAAAACTTATCTTTAATATGCTCGTGTTTCCGCCACTTGAACACGTTGCCTATCGCTTCGTCCTCGCTTTCCAAGTGCTGAATCGAATCTTGCGCCGTCGATTCCTCGCCCGAAGCCGTCCACTTTGCCGCTGTCAACCCCCTCTTTCTCAACAACAATCTGACTTGATCGTGACTCCCGGGATTGAACGGCTTACCGTCCCAATAGCAATCCGAAATCCGCTTCCCGATCGAGACCATCTCGTCCCACATCTCGGCCGATAGATTCTCGAAATATTCCTCGGTCGTCGGCATCCCGTTCGCCTGCATCTCTTCGAATACCGGCAGCACCTCCATACCCATATTCATCAGCTTTCGGCGTACGGGGTCCTTGGCAAGCTCTCTGGTAGCAAGCCGCTTCAGCCTCAGCGTTTGATCAGCGTCACAGCACCCATATCGAATAGCTCGCTCGGGATCGCGCTTGTACACCTCTCGGATTGATCCTGTCGGAAACTCGCCTAATATCTCTTCGACAGGCTCTCGCAATTCCGGATACTGCTTGAGCCATCTATCCTCGATGTCAGTAATATTATCCGGAAGGCCATCTAGCGAAGACCGATAATCCTCTATGATTCTGAGAGCTGCTTTGTGAATAGGCGTCGGCTTGGTTTCCTTGATTGTACCGTCGTGCTGATGTTCGGATATCGTTTCAGGACCGGGCCACGGCACTCGCCTGAATATCCGGCCGTCTCGCTCGACCAATTCAGACTTCCAATATTCCCGTCGGCTTTCGGCGATTTTCGTGTCCGTTCGGATCTTCGTTTTGCTGTTCGGATTCTTCCGCCGGCGCAGGAGATCATTCAGGACCATCCGATCGATCGTGTTCTCGATATTCCCGTCAATCCAGGTGCCGTCAAGGTCAAACCTCTTGATCCTTCTTTTGGCGACTCTCTTTAGATACTTCAACTGCGACTCTGCCGCTATCCCTCCTGTCACTTCCTCCCACGTCATCATCCTCACCCCGTTATGTCTCCACGCAAGCGGCTTCAATCCCTGCTTACTCCGCGTCCTTCCTCCCTTACCTGAATCGTTATATGCCTCTGTCCGGCTCAGGTATGCCCAATACATCGTATCGAACAGTTTCGCCCGTCTGAATTCGATCTCCGCCTCTCTCAACTCTGCCATGTCGTGCATCCAGTTATGCGCGACACATTCTACTCGTCGATCGATCAGCTTACGCATCGCCTTTCGAACTCGGTCAAACCATTTATCCTCCTGCCTCAAGAAGTACGCCTCGCCCGGAATCCAGCTCACCTGTAGCGAAAAATCCCCTTCCGTATCGATCGCGAAATCGTGCTCTTCCGAGTCATCTTCCAGCGTATACAGCATCAGGTCGGCAAGCTCTCGCCCGTCTACCTCCCTGTACACTTCCTTGCCGGCGTACGGATCGCGGCGCACCAAAGAATCAAGCGCGTCTCCGCCCTGCCGTAAGGCTTTCACGCACTCCGCAACGTTTTGATAATCGGCATTGATCAGACTGCGCGTATCCGAATCCCTGAATCCCAGCGCAGGATGATGGATAGGCAGGACGTACGCCTTCCCTGATATGTGACTGGATCTCTCGGTAGGATCGTGCAATATCCCGTGGACGATATCGAGGCTTATATCCTCCCCCAGAAAGTACCGGGCTGCAACCGCTCCGACAGCTACGATCAATTTCGGCGTACAATTCTCGACCTCATTTTCCAGTATCGGCGTCCATTTTTCTATCTCGTCAGGCGTGGGGTGTCTCTCTCCTACAAAGGACTTGACGAGGTTGGTAATGTAAAACCGACGTACGGACAGATGGTATTTGCGGAGGTATTCGTCCTGCTCTTCCCCTGACCGCCCGACGAACGGCCTGCCGATACGCATCTCCTCGACGCCTGGCTTTTCGCCGACGAACATTACGTCATTCGGTTGGGAGCCGAAACCTGGACACCACTTACGCACCGAAAAATCCCTCTTCTTCTAGGCGCCCGAAACACGCTTCGCAATAGATTTCGTTCTCTGCTACTTTGGATTTTCCGCATTCCAGGCAAGGTACCAAGAAACAGCTATTCTCATAGTCGTAGTCTTCTTCGTACTGCTCTTGTTCTCCTTGTCCTGTTACTCCCTCTTCTGCTTCTTCCTCTTCTCCCTCTGCCTCGATCGGACAACACCACCGATATCCCGTCTCGTCAACCGAATGAAATCCGATCCGACACATCTTCCTTCTGATCGGACCGTCCACGTACCATTGCCACCCGTGACCTATTACCTGTGTGACAAGGTGCCATATCAACCTCAGCCGGCTATTGCCGTACAGCGACCTCAACACAAGCTCGCATGCACCTCCGATTATCTGATCTGGGGCACCCATCAAAACAAAACTCCTCAGCCTGTCCTTCCGCTGCCTAAACAGCAATTGGTTATCGCATTCGGTATCGGCATCCTTCATGTCTTGCGTTTCCATGTCCATGCCTATCTCCTTTCTGGCCTAGCCTGAAATTTAATCAGAAAGCCGGATTCCGAGTCAAGTCGGGTATTGACTCCCTTCTTCTCTCTCCCTCCGCCGTCTCATTATGCGAATTGACTCCTCTCCCCTCTCTCCCGTACAATCTCCTCCAATACTCCAGACGGATATTCCGATTTCTGGGGCGCTAAAATGGAACTCTAATTAAAAATGTCGACTCGCCATTCCAATTCCAATTCGCATTCGACTTCTTCTCAATTCCTCACCTTGGTACTCGACCGTATGGCCGAATCGCGTATAATCCCGGCCGAGCTGGCCCGCCGTCTCAACTGTACCGATCAAAACGTCGCACTCCTTCTCCAGCCGGGCCGCGATTACAAGCTCTCCACCATGGAGAGAATCGCCGCCGCCATTGGGTTTCAGTTTACTCTTTCGGGTTTGCAGGATGGGGGGTGTCAAAAGGCGATGCGCGAGTTGAAGGAGGTAGGACGAAACCGAAAGCCAAAAGAGAAAGGCAGGACCGAGCCGCCTGAAGCCCGCATCCTGCCCCTTTAGGATCGATCCCCGTAGAGCGATCTTCTCCCTTCCTCAGCTCTTCCTTCTCTCCTCCGCTGCCGGAAGTCTCGCAATCCATCCATGTACGATTGCCCGGATCGTTCTGCAATACTCCTCGTTCGCCCTCATGATTGCGGCAGTTTCATCCTCGGTCGGGCGTATGCCTTCACCAGCTACCATGTTCATGTTACACGGCAGAGAAGTTCCTGCGATACCCGCAACTTCCGCTGCTCCGTCGATAATGGCCTTGCAGTAGTCTCTCATGGTGTCTGTTCTTGCCTCCCCTGTGTTTTGCTACTTGTTTCAGATTGATTCTCGTGACGACTTACGAAATCTTCACGGACGGCTACTCCGCTTCTTATGAGGACGTTCTCGATGTCCGCGCAGTGGACTTGAAGTATCCTCAGTTCCCTCTCTATTCTGGTCTGACTCTGCCACACGAGAAGAAGAGACAGCGCTGATAGGACAGCGGTTAGCAGCAAACACACGACCAGCCAACTCGGAATCACGACTCCGCGAATCTGAATGATATTCGGACTGCCCGCCTGATCATATTCATTCACTGTTGTGGGCTCCTTCTCCTCCGGCTGCCCGTATCGTCCAGATTATCTTGGCGCCGGGTGAGATTATCCATTTTCTCCTTCAGCCTCTCAACCTCTAGCAGGCTGCGCCGGAACTCCGTCTCCAAAGACCTGAAATCGCTATGCAGGGTATCAAGCCTGTCGTTGACGTTCTTCATCGCGGCAGGAAATTCGACGGACAAAAATCGGCGGATGATAGCTATCAGACCGATCAGTGCGACAGTTCCTATCACCGCCTGGGCGACCAGAACAGGTCTGACAGCATCGGTGAGCCAGTCTGGTTGCATTATTCAGCTCCCCTCTCTATTTTAATTTGCTGCGATCAAAGAGCCTTGAAAACCAGCGCGATGATGCCACTTATAATTCCCGCTATCAAGCCACTTATGATAAGCCTATTAAGCCATTTGATCCTCTCGGTCAGCCCGTCGATTGTCTCTTTGTTAGCCGAAATCTTGGCTGCCGTATCTACTTTGAAGACTGCGAACTCGGTTGCTGTTGAATTCAAAGACGCTCTCAGCCCGTCTACATTACCCAGAACCCTAGTAGTCTCGTCAGCCAGTCTCTTCACATCTCGGGCCAACGCTTCTAGCAACAGCGCCGTACGAGTGACATGCTCGATAAAATGAGATGGATCGAGCGGGCCAGGCGAAGAGAGATCAGGGATCATCTATTTCCCTTTATCCTCAATCTGAATAATATTCTTGCGGCTGTCCCGAGGACATGATCCGCCAATGCTACCTCTGTCAGTTGTCTCCTCTTCCGCCTTTCTCGGTACGGTCTGGTGAGCGGGCTGCTGAATCTCTCTACGTCGGATGGCGGCGCGAACGTATGGACCGTCAGTTCCCATCTCCGGATGCAGATCGATCAGTACCGAAAATTCGGTCCCGTCTTTATGCTTGGCCTTCAGATCGAGGTTTGCCCCCATGGCCCGAGTGTAGGGCTCCTCCATGTATCCCTTGCGGTGTACCTCAGCGTGCATCTGCTGTATAGAATCGGGAAGGAGCATCTCCACCTGCTTTCCGACCGCTTCGCCCGCTTCCCACCCAAACATAAATGTGGCACGGCGGTTGAAGAAAACGATCGTCCCGTCCTTGTTCACGATCACAATAGCTTCAGCCGCAGTATCCAGAAATCGGTGTAGCAGAGCCGGAAACCCCGCGATGCGCCGAGCCTCTTCCACCAGTTTGTGTGCTTCGGTTATCTGCTGGCTCATTTGACACCGACCTCTCTCCGTGAATAGTGCGTATAACAAGCGCAAATCAGTCAATCCCAAGCCGGCAAGGTATCATGGAACAAGGAACTAATCAATCGCCGACTCCAGGCCGCCTCCCCATCGGAAAACCCGACTTGCGATATCCTTCGCCTTATTCGCCTTTTAATTACTCTCCTTCACTTTTCTGTATCCTCGCCAGCACATTACCAACTTCCCTTAAATACCAGATTATGTAAACCATTTTCGACCGCTGTACGCCGCTCTTCAGATCAAGCTCACTACGCCGAACTTCGGCTAAAAACTCAAGTTTGAAAATTTATGCGGCTCTGACTGCGCAATCAACTGGTTGATTCGACAAACCGCCCTCTCGACTGTCTCATTATAACGGACAAAATCTGTGAACTCAACAAATCTTATTTAATATAAACAGAAATCCAAAACAAAACTCCGACCAAACTGTCGACCGTACACATCCGGATCACCGCATAAGTTATTTTTGGTTTAATTCTCGACCTGCAAAATAATAGCTTTCTGATTGATTATGCAACTAGTTTTATTGCCAGTCGCAGCAGTTTTGACTTTTAATCCCAAATTATTCTCCTGGCTCAAATTTTAGTTTCTGTACTCATGGAACAGGTACGAGTTTAGGTGAAGCGATTTGGCTTCACTGTTCGCGGCGCTTAAATACGGAGTGTGATGAGAGGGGGACAGAGGCGGGAGGTGAGCTGGTCCAATAGGTCGTGATTCGATCCTCCGTCCCCATAATCCGTAATCCGAATCGCTCTCTCTTCTTAGTTATATAGCGGCTGCCGCCTAACACGCGCGGTAAGGAAGAAGGAAGGCCGCGATCCTTTTTGTTTTGATTACGGTTTTCTTTTCCTTATTGCGCAGTCCCAGCGGGCTCCGCCCGTAATTAGTATTATCTTGACTACTTTAGGTTATTCGCCCTCGCCTTTTATCTATTCTCCATCTATCCTCGAAGCCGTCTCAAATCCCGGCTTGACTCTCCTCTCGCCCTTCTCCTACACTCATCTCATACCGCACCCGGCTCCTGATTGGATCATCATTCAGCCGATCCGGACACCGGGAGAACCAGAGACCAGATAGCCAGAAAGGCAGGTAACCCGACAATGGCCCAGATCAAGGCAAGTCTCGACTCGAAGAAGAATCCGCAGGAGCTGACCCTCGTGATCCCGCTCTCGAAGCCGACCGCTTCCAAGTCCGGCAAGACGATGATGGTCGCGTCGACGAACGGCTTCCAGGTGCTCGACGGCATCATGGTCGACGGCAAGACCGTCAAGGTGTCGATCAACGCGACAATCCCGGTCTGAGAAGGCGGAGACAAAACGATCCCATAAAATCGGAAAGGAGATCCGGAGGGAGAAACGCTATTGAGATTCGACGTACACCACTTTCACCATTTCCCGGGAGACGACCAAGTTGCCGATAAGCCTTATCGAGATACCACTCTCATCAGGATTCGCGACTTGGTCGTCTCCCTGTCCTTGAAAGTATCCAGCAACCTGACCGTCCTTATCAACCGTATCGACGCAATGGAGACCCGAATGTCCGCTCAACTCGACGCCCTGGTAGAGCAAGTTCACGCCAACACCTCCCGCACCCAATCCCTGATCACGCTCGTCAACGGGCTGGCCGACCGAATCGTAGAGCTGAAGACCGATCCCGCGGCGCTTCAATCTCTGGCCGACGAAATCCGGACGACCAATGACGCGATCGTCGCCTCGGTCGAAGCCAACACCCCGCTGGCCGGTACGTCCGATGATGGAACGCCTACCGAGCCGCCTGTTGAGCCGAACCCCGAGCAGCCTGTCGAGCCCGAGCCGGAACCCCCTAATCCCGATGCGCCTGTCGAGGTGCCTGTCGAAGCTCCTACCGATACCGAGGAGACGGTCGGGTAGGGCATACGCGGGACGATAGACGATCTGAATCCGAATCAGCACGGTAGAAGGCGAGCCTCATGTCATTTCTCCAGAAGCCTCTCCAGCGTTGGTCAGGCGGAGATCTCAGGACATCCAGCACGGTATCCTGTCTCGGCGGTCACGGATCTTCCCGTCCGGTCGTGTCCGGACCGCCTTCATTTTTGTTCTTCCGCTCCCCCTTTCTAAATTAGAGTGGCCGAAATGAAAACCCCTTATACGGACACTGCCTATTTGCTCTGCCAAGATTTAGTTGTATAGGTAGATCAATTAACTGAGTCACTCTAGGCTGGAATACTTGAAAATCGCAATAAACCCATAATATCCAATAAACCCATGGTAATTCGAAATTAGAAGAGACTGCCATGCCATTTAACCGACATCCCTCTGAGAGGTTCGATGATCTTGACCGTCCAGGCCGCTGTACCGCGAATAGATCAGGCGGTCGTGGACGGTGTAATCGTGACGCAATGATCGGTCAAAAGGTGTGCTACAAGCACGGCGGGAACGCTCCGCAGTCGATTCAGGCCGCGAGATTGCGATTGCTTCAGCTTGCCAATCCTGCAATCTCGACGATTTACGGGAAGACGAAATCGAAAGATGATAACGTCGCGCTGAATGCTTCGAAAGCAATTCTCGATCGTGCCGGCGTCGGGCCTAAAGGATCACTTGAATTGGACGGCGGAGTAACGGTAGAAGTAAATGATCGGTTGAGCGGAAAGGATTTGCCGTTACCCGTACGCAGGTTGCTATTGGCACTGGCTGAAGGGTGGAAGATGCCGAAGAAGTTGGGTTTGGTGATCGAAAAATACCTGCCGGAGTTTAAAGTGGGCGAAGGAGAATAGGAAATGGCGCTGGAACGCGATGCCTACTGGTCCCTCGGCTGTCTCAGAGACTCGCGTCTCCGTTGGTGGTCAGCTTGGCAGTCTAGGTATTTTCGCAGTACGGGTTCGTGTCGGGGCTGATTAGCAATAAACAGTAGCACCTAACAAACAGGAGATTTTCAGTATGGAGAACGTGCGACTTTCCGTCCTCATTCCCGTCCTCGCCGTCTGCTTTCTATTCTCCTCCTCTGCTTCGTACGCTGCATCGGCCTCGGCTACCGTTACCGGCAAGCTGATCGATCGCCAATGCTCGGTCGAGGACGTGTTTCAGCTCCAGCCTTCGACCGAAAAGCGCTGCACCCTCTGGATTCAGACGACTTTCTTCTGCGCGACCGGAACCTGTAAGGAAACCTATACCGTATACTGCCCTCGGAAGGCCGCGGACAACCGTCCTTTCAATTCGGCGTACGACGTTTGCTCAGATCCGTCCGCAATGCAGATCATGCATCCGTCCCGCAACTATACGATCTCGGGATGGTGGCGGACGGCGGAAGAGCAAAAGGACGGATTCGGCCAGATTCACGGGAATTCGTTCCAGTACTAGAAAAGTGCAATCGGAGGTCAAAATGCTTCAAAACGATCGTCTTACTGTTGGCGGATATTTGTCCGGCCGCTACTCTCAGGCGGTCGTCGAGGCTTTCGACGCGGTCAAGTTTCAAATGGAGCAGATACCTGGCGAAATCTGGCCGTTCGCCGAATGGTTATATGCTCGCCGTCTGCATAATGTCTTGGAAATAGGCGTACGGCACGGCGGCACTTCCGCGCTCTGGCACGGGTTGTGTACAGGGCGCGTCGTCGGGATCGATTGGGAAGGACAGGACGGACTCGGTAAGGAAAATACTCGCCGGCTCCATACCGAGCTAATCCGCACATATCCGAGATTCGAATCGATCATCGGAGATTCTCATTCGGTCGCAACGATCAAGGAAGCCGACAAAGGAGAAAGTTACGATTTTATCTTCATTGACGGCGACCACTCGTACGAAGGCGTGGCGAATGACTTTATCAATTACCGTCCTCTCTTGTCCGAAGGCGGATGTGTCGCATTTCACGACATCGTCGATACTCCCATAACCCGCGGCGCCGGCCAAGGAGTGTTCAGGTTTTGGAGTGAGCTGAAGAAGCAGTATCCGGATAGTCGGAAAGAGTTTTGCGTTAATGGCGAATGGGGCGGGATCGGGGCGTACGTACCATGAAGAATATCCCTACTGACAACAATAGATTTTGGAGCCGCGTGGATAAGACTGGTAAGGGCGGTTGTTGGATCTGGAGAGGATATGTAAACAAAAAGGGTTACGGCATGTTTTCAAGCTATACTGGTTCTGAAAGCGGCGGAATGTGCCACCGCATATCATGGTATCTCATTAATGGAAAGATACCTGACAACTTGTGCGTTCTTCACAAATGCGATAACCCTCCCTGTGTCAATCCGGGCCATTTATTCCTGGGAACAAAGACAGATAATAATAGAGATGCCAGAGAAAAACTAAGACATCAGTTCGGGCAATACCACCATAGAGCAAAATTCTCTCACGCACAAGTACTGGCGCTTCGGTCCTATCATATAGAAACTGGCATAGGATATAGGCGACTGGCCCGTAAATTCGACGTATCCAATTCGACAATGCGGGATTTGCTTTCGGGCAAAACGTACGCTCTTGCAAACGAGAAGCAAAGATCGTGAGCCGCGGTGGCGCTTCTGGCTCTACTACTGCTCTCCCTGTCTATTCAACGTCTGCAATGCGTCAGACGATCATAGACGACCTTGCTCTACGCTATTCCACTTCCCTACCCGACTTCATCCGTGGCGCTTGGCACCTTGTCGAGCCGCAAGACGGAGAAGAGAAAACCGAACTTGTCTGGAATTGGCATCTTGACGAGATATGCGACGTGCTCCAGGCTATCACTCGCGGTGAAAAGAAACGCGTCGTATTCAATATTCCCCCCGGCACGTCCAAGAGCTTGACAGTATCGGTATTCTGGCCGGCGTGGGAATGGGCAACTCATCCCGGATATCGTTATCTGACTTTCTCGTTCTCAGACGCCAACACGATTCGCGATAACCTTCGCGTCCGGGATATCTGTACCTCGAAATGGTACAAGCAGTTATTTTGGGAGAACCGATCACGTAAAGATCCGGTCAAGTTCGCCCAAGACCAGAATGTAAAAGTCCGATTCAACACCTCTGCCAAAGGCTGGCGGATCGCGTCCTCGGTAGAGGGAAAGGGACTAGGCGAACACCCGCACCGAATTATTCTCGATGACCTGCTGAAGGCTCAGGATTCGCGTTCTGAAGCCAAAATCAGTGCTGTAAATACTTGGCTTCAAGGCACGATGTCAACTCGTGTATCTCTCAAGCCTGCGATCGTTCTGGTTATGCAGCGGTTGGCCGAAAACGACCCTACCCGGTTTCTATTGGACAAGGGGGGATGGGAACACGTTCTATTCCCGATGCACTACCATATTCCGTATCTGGAAATCCAATCAGATGGACAGCAGAAATGGATCAATGGATACGATTGCAATTGTCACCGCGATAAGCCAGACCCGCGCGACCCTCGTACCGTAGAAGGCGAATTACTCTGGCCCGAAAAGTTCACAGAGGAACAAGTCCGGGAAATGGAAATCGACCTCGGGCCGATCGAGGCGGAAGGACAACTCGAAGGCCGACCGAATCCTCCAGGCGGCACCCTCTTGAAGCGCGAGGATTTCCAGATCGTCTCATCCATACCGGCGGCTGATATCCGCAAATTCGGGCGCCAGGCCTGCCGCGGATGGGACACTGCCGATACCGATATGGAGAGTAAGAATGCTAAACGGTCTGACTGGACGGTAGGCGTCAAGATTTCGAAGGTGGGCACTCGGTTCTACGTCGAGCATGTCAGGCGCGATAAGATCAGGTCGGATAAGGTAGACGAGCTGATCTTGCAGGTGGCAGTGGAAGACGGGAGATCGTGCAAGATTCGCGAAGGCGAAGGTTCGGGCAAGGCCACGACTCTTGCGCGCGGGACTTCTCTTGCTGGATATGATTACGCTACGTCTCCGGAAAAAGAAAGCAAGGAGATGAGAGGGACGCCGTTCCGTCGAGAGGTGCAGCGCGGAAACGTATTCCTGATTGCATCAGATTGGAACAGCGCCTATCTTGATGTCGTATGTGGCTTTCCTGTCGCGAAACATGATGACGATTGGGATGCGAGCGCGAATGCCTACAATGGATTGGTAGAGGACGCTCCTGTACCGAGAGGCAGACGGGCCGGATGGGCGTATCCTGCCAATCAATAATCCCCGTAATCCGGTATCGAGAATTTGACATTTACCGGACATCCGGCGCACAATTCCGCGTAAGTGTGAGGACTCCGATAAAATGAAATCTTCCGATATCGAATCCCCCTTTCCTGCCTCTGCCCCTGCCGGCACTGTCTCATACGCCTCTCTGCGCTCTTACGTATCCGATGCCATATCCTCCATGTGGACGCGTATGCGCTCCCTTGTCTATCACGGGCTCACACACGACGGCCGACGCGACCTCTACCATTCCGCCGGCTACCCTCGTGTCCTCACCGTAGGCCATTACCGAGCTGAGTTCGAACGCGGCGGCATCGCCGAACGCCTGATCGACATTTTCCCGCGGGCCGTATGGGCGTCAGGTCCCGTCTCGGTATTCGAAAACGAGGACCCGGACGTGATCACGCCGTTCGAAGCGCAATTCGACGAATTGGTAACCCGATTGGCACTATGGGAAAAGATGCGGCGCGCCCATACTCTTGCCGGTATGGGTCACTATTCTGTCCTGTTGATCGGCGCAGCGCAAGACAAGGATCTCAAGAAGCCTCTCACAAAAGTCCTGCCTACTACGACTTCAGCCGCCAGGATAATCTATATCAAGCCCTTTGCGGAAGACCGTGCGCAAGTCGAAACCCTGGTCGAGGACGCATCAGACGCTCGATACGGCCAGCCTTTGACGTACAAAATCAAAATGGGAGGCGAATTCGATATATCCCAAGATGGGTATGTGTCGCGTATCGTCACGTCTACTGCCTCCAAGGAAATCGAAGTACACTGGACTCGCGTAATCCATTTCGCACAGGGTTTATTGGAAGACGATATTCACGGGATACCGTTCTTGCGATCGATTTTTAATTACTTAATCGATTTGCAGAAAATCGTATCGGCCGGTGGTGAGGGAGCATGGAACCGCGCCGATCCCGGTATCCAGTTCGATCTCGATCCCGAATTCCCGTTCTCCATAGACGGCGGCAAAGACGGTAATCCGACTTTCGAGGACGTGACGGCCGACCTACGCGTACAGATCCGCGAGCGTCAAGATGGATTACGCAAGGACCTGATGACCTCCGGCGTGAAGATGAAGGAGCTGCAAACCCCGGTACAGAATTTCGGGGCCAATGCGGATTCCGTCGTCGGCCTGATTTGCGCGACCAAGAGAATCCCGCAGCGCCTGTTTAAGGGATCTGAAGAGGGAAAGCTCGCTTCCGAAAAGGACCGCTCGAATTGGAATGACAATGTCGGAATGGAAATGTCGACAGTCGGCGCGACCCACGTCCGTATGTTAATTGACCGCCTGGTAGAGCACGGATATCTGATCCGGCCGACAGAATACGAAATGGCTTGGCCCATCGTCCGCGATCTGACCGAATTGGAAAAGGCAGCGCTAGCAGAAGCTCTCAGTCGCGCAAATGTGAATCAATCGAAAGCGGGCGGCGGGTTGATCCATGACGCGAACGAAATCCGCGACAAGATCGGAGACGGGCCGCGTGCGGAAGAACTGGATATCGCAGCGGAAGATGATCTCGCTGACGATCCGGCTGAAGATGATCTGCTCAATACTGAGGACGATGGCGAGAACGACGGAGAACCGGCGAGTGGATCAACCCGGCGCGCAAACACCCGTCGTACCTCGATTCTGTCCGCTGTCCGCCGGCTCATATCGTCTCCCGTTACCACTACTGTGAATCCTGCGCAGGCTCGCAATCGCCCTCTTACCCTTCTAGAACGGAAGCGCGAATGGGCAGCTCGGAACATCGCTCTGAAGGTGGCGTCCGATCCTGACGAGGCGATACGGATAATCGAAAGCCTTGCGGCATCTCGCGTGTCCAACCTCGCCGCTGATTCAGAATTCTCAGCCGTCCGTCGTACCGCCCGCCGATATCGCGCAACCGTTTCCACCGTCGTAATTGCGTCTTGGATGTCCGTAATCGGAGCTGACGACGTAGCGGGTCTCGAATCGGCGCTCGAATTAGGCCATACCGCGGCCGAAAATTATGTGGTGAGCCGCTACGACAAATCGCTTGATCGTTTCCGGGTAGATATGGGCAAGACGTATCAAGAAGTGATCGGTGCGGCCGGTAAATCGGCGTTGAACGTTGCAAAGAAGCGGGGCAGTTTCATATCAGATAATCGGCGTGGCTTGGCAGCGGGGCGTAGTTTGGCTGTGGGTACTGATATTCTCGGCATGTCCTTCGACCTAGAAAACCCGCGTGTCCTTTTCTGGTCGTCTCGTCAGGCCGGCGAATTGATCACCGAAATGTCCGATACAACCCGTTCGGCGATCCGCGAAATGATCACAGATGGGTTATCGAGAGGAGTAGCACCGCGGCAGCTCGCCAAGGAAATCCGTAATGCGGTCGGTTTGCGATCCGATCAGGTTAAGCGTCTGGCAAAGCTGCGGGAAGAAGGCAAAACGCCTGCACAATTGAATAAGGCGATCCGTAAAATGCGAGATCAGCGCTCACTTTTGATTGCCCGTACTGAGACTATGAGGGCTGCTAATGAGGGCTTGAAAGAGACGTGGACTCAGGCTCGGGAAGAAGGGCTCTTGCCAGCTAATGTAAAGCGGGAATGGATGTCGAATACCGACAGGCATACTGATCGGGACGGGGTGAGGATTGGAATTACGGAATCGTGGCCTTGGTTGTCGGAACCCGGAGCCGAGCCGAATTGCGGATGCAGTCAGGGCATCGTGGAAGGTTGAAGAGGAGTTAGAATGAAACTTTACGACGCATACGGACGAATCATTCGAAGGGGAGCAGGTTTCGGTGCCACATATCAATTCCTCTCCGTCTACTGCAAAGCTGAGGAGGGAAATCTGAGCGATGCTATAGGGTATGAGGTCCCCGATGACTCGGAAACTGAACGGTCCTATGACAACCAACATTCGGAAAGGAATTCTATCAATGCCCGGCGACGAACGCGAACTTAGGCTAGAACTCCTCGATGTCATTCGAGGAAAGAAGCCCCGTACCAATTTCTGGAAGAAGCCTCAGGGCGAAGAGGCGTACTTCTCGGGTCAGGGGAGCCAGAATATCTGGCTGTTCCGCTGGGCGATTCAACTTCTGTTGGGCATGCCGACGACATCACCCGATCTCGTTTACGCCTACCAGCTGGGTCCTGGCGCTACGGGCGATGATCGAAAGCTTGTACGTCGTGTGCATCCCGTATTTGGCCGCAGGGATTTCATGCTCGCCATACCACAATCGGGGGACGACATAGTCCCGATCGGGTTCGGCGGAAGCGAATTCGGCAGCTCGATCTATTGGTTTTGGCACCTGATCGTCCACGCATCGCTCTATCGCAAGGGTAATCTAGACGTCAAATCCAAAGCCCTCCAGTGGCTCGTGATCAATTGGCTTTACTTCCGCGCGATCGAAGCACCAGACGGCGGACTTCTGCTAGCCGGTATGCGTAGCGCGGGCCATGATCCCTGTGTACCTCGGGAGACGAATTGGCTCTGGGCATTGGTAAGTGGCGGAAACGTCGCACAGGCCGAAGCATGGTGTAAGCAGGCGGGCGCAGGATTGAAGCGGTCATGGGAGTTCGAGATCACAAAAAAGCTGCTGCCAGAATTACGCGAATCCTGGGAGGCTGCGAAGAATATCCCGATTGACCGTCTCCAAAATGCGATCGTCCTTCGAGCACCCATGACCATTATTCGTACCGAAGGAGGCTTAGCCTGGACGATTGATCACAACGTAAATCCAAACACAGGCCCGGTTCTGGGAATGAAGTGGGAACACGGTCAACGAATGTCCTTTCCCGATAAGGGCGGCGCGCGGAAAAGACAGGAATTTGACCACGGGTACGCGCGGATCGAAGAGGATCGTAGTCGCATGGTATACGCCAGCTCGCTTTATACCGACATGAAGGAAATCGAAATGAGCTTGCCGGGTGGAGATATAATATGGAAATTGCGTCTCGGCGAGGGTAATGGGCAATCGACTTCGCAACCTTCACAACCCGATCCGGTACCAATGCCGCCTGATTCTCGGCCAACTGACAACGACGGTGGGACTCAAAGTGCCGACGGCAGGCTAAGTCATCCTGATCGAACGACCGTCATCGAGCTTCTCTTCTCGCTTGGCCTTTCCCGTCCGCAAATGGCAGAACGATCCCTAATCCTTCCTCGAATCGCTGCCGGCACCCATACTGCTGAAGACGTAGCCGCGATCCGTAATTGGTTTCCGGCCAACAACCGACTCCCGAGAGCCGAAAATTGGCGTAAGGCATTGGCGATTCTGGACGGGGTTTGACATAATTGAGCCTTGAAAAAGGAGAAAAGCGGATGACCATTGACAATTACGGTGAGGCAGCCCTTGAGGCGCTTCTCAAAGCGGCTGAGGAATGGCCCCATCACATAGGAATCCAGGCAATACTGGCTCCCGTGGTGCAAGATTACCAAAGGAGTAAAGCTTCTATTATAGATTTTAGAATACCTGACTTGGATGAACGGCTGTCGGATATTACATCAGTAGACCAGTTACGTGGAATGTCCCGGCCTGTAAAAAGCCCTTCTGATTTGATTTCGTGAGATCAGGCGTAGCTATGCGTTTCTCCCGCGAAATTCGCTTCAACGCTCAGGCTGCCAACCCCGTATCGGGCGAGCCTGCCGATTCTCCGCCCGTTATCCAAATCGGCCTGTACAACGGCGAGGAGCACATCATCGTCCCGTGCGTGGCCTTGGTCGGCGACGGCGTCTATTACGGACTGCACGCGGACTTTCCGGAATTCATCCCAGCGTCCGAATTGGCTTTCTCTCTACCGACGTGGCCCGGACGTCCTGTCATCCCGGATCATCCGCCCGATGGAACAGCTAACACGCCGGACCGTCTTGATGAATTTCAATACGGCCAGATATTTTACCCATCCTTTTCAGACAACCGTTTACGTTTCGAGTTGTGGCTGTCTCCTGCACGTGCTGCCAATGCCGGTACCCTATGGGTTATCGAAGAGCTAGAAGCCGGCAACATGGTCGAGATCAGCATAGGTGCGTCCATCGAATTGGAAAAATTATCTGGTACGACTACATCCGGTGAGGCGTACGGCGGGGTGTGGCGAAATATCTCAGGCGATCATATCGCTGTCGGATTGTCAGGCGGTCGCGGCGCTTGTAATCTCGATATGGGTTGCGGCGCTTTACGGTTTATGTCAGAATCCGAAATGCTGGAAGTGGAGGCTCAGAATATGGCAAACGAAAATCAGAATCCGAGTGCGAGATACGTACGGCGAATTGCGGGTGCGGCTGGCACGGCAGGAGGCGGAAGCGGAAATCAGAATCAGGTTTCAGCACCTGTATCTGCACCTGCGCCTTCGGTATCGTCAAACGAGCCTCCTGTCTCGTTTCTGGCCTCTCTTGCCACCCGCATGGGCGGATTGTGGAACGCTGCTCGGGGCCTGGTCGAGGACGTAGGGCAATCTGACGCTGAAATCCGCCACGCCCTGACCGACGCCGTATACCATGTAGAACCAGGATTCGGCTGGATCGAAGAAGTATTCCAAGAGAGCATGACGTTTATTTACTCTTGCTTCCCTTGGTCTCCAGAGGAGAAATGGTATCGGCGCACGTTTACCAAGACAGAAGAGGGCGTGACCATTTCCGATATGCGAGAGGAAGTGATCAATTCGGGTGGATGGGAGGTCGTCACGCCGGCTGATCAGCCGACTATCGTAACAGTTGCCGCGAGTGCAGGTGATACTGCTTGCGGTTGTCATAATCAGAACTCAAGCACGAACAATCAGAATCAACCCGTCCAACTCTCAGAAGGAGAAGACGACATGAAGAGAGACGAGATTCTACGGCGCCTTGCCGCGATGTCGGACGCCGACCTCGAAAAGCTGGTGACCGCTCCGGTTTCGGCCGCCGCGCCCGGTACCACGACTACGACGACGACAGAGACTCCCGCCGCCCCTGCGACGAATCCGGCGACTACTCCGCCGACCGCTCCTGCAATTCCGGCACAAGCCCCGGGTCAGGCTCCGTCCGTTCCGGCTACCACTCCGGCTACCGTTCCGACATCTCCTGCATCTCCCTCAGGCGATCCCGCGATGCTCTCCGCCGCTGCAAACGCAATCCTCGGAGCTTCCGGAATCGATGTCCGCGCTCTGAACGCCCTGCTCGCCGGAGTCCAGTCACAGCAAGCACAGCAGCGCGAGATGTTGGTCACCGCCCTTTCGTCCCGCATCCCGACCCTGACCCGGGAAATCCTCGCGCCACAGTCGATCGAGCAGATCGAAATGCTGGCACAGGCTGCAGGTATTCAGGGAGGTACATCCGCTGCCTTGGGCCTCCCGGTTGACTATTCCGGGATGGGTCTCCCCGTCCAGCCGGCCACGCTCAATTCGGGCAAGAAGTACGAAGCGCCGGACCCGTTCAACCTGAAGGGCAAGGCGCAGGCAGCCAATTAACCCGCTTGGTTATCCTAACTGAATCTCGAAACTCAAACTCGGTATCCGGAGAGGAAAAGAAAAATGTCCCGCCCCTACCAGAGATACGGAAAGGTTCACATTGCCGGCGACGTCGAGCGGATCGGCGATTTCCCTGCCGGCGAAGACAACATCTTGCCAGGTCACCAGGTCGAGTCGTTCCGTGACACGGACGGTGCCCAGAAGTGGCGCAAGCAGGCGACGGACAGCGCTATGCAGTCGGCGTTCATCGCTCTCGAAATGGTCAACTTCGGTCCCGACAAGCCGTACATGAAGGACGATAACATGATCGTCGCACGATTCCAGCCGGGCTCGATTTTCTGGGGATTCATCCCGTCCGGTCAGGATATCGCAGTGTCCGAGCATCTTCAGTCGAACGGCGGCGGTACGGGTATGTTCAAGGCCGCGTCCGCCGAAACCGCCGCTGCCAACGTCGCCAAGTTCCGGGCGCACGAGGAAAAGGGACTCGTACTCGCCACGACCCGGATTGCGATCGAAGTCCTATAAGACGGACCGATCGAAAGTTCTGTAATCTGCACCGAAACTGGAAACTGGACAACCGAAACTGAGATCCTAAACCGCAGAACGCTTTTACGATAACGAGGAGAACCTAGACCATGCCCATCGAGCATCCGAGATACGGTTACGGGAATTACGGGGCTGAGCTGTCCGGCCACGGCGCGGCTCTCCAGTCCATGCGGGAAATGGCCGCAATGACCGGTGCGCGCGACACTGCTGCCCTGCGCGAATACGGGTTTCTTTCGCCCCTGCCCGAAGACGCCGAGCGCATCATCGACAACATCATCATCACGTCCGCCCGTGAAAAGCTGAATCTCGTTTCGGCCATGATCGCGAACGGAATGACAACGCTTTTGCCAAACTGGATGAGCGTCCTCTTCGTCCAGTCGAACGCTCTCAACAACACCGGCGAGGCTCAGCAGACCATGGAATTCGACGTTCGCGCCGAAGACTCCGGACAGGACATGGTTCCGTCGACCATCCCGGTTTACGGTACTTGGGAAGCCTTCAAGCTGGGCAATCGCTTCATGGCAGTCGCCGGCCGAAACGGCATCCCTGTCGAGGAGCGGCGGGTTATCCAGTCGCTCTACAACGTCAACCGGGCGATCGAATTCCAGGCGATTCGCGGACTCATGAACCGCGAGAAGAAGTCGCCAATGAAGATCGCAGGATTCACGGCACCCGGCATCTTCACCACTCTCGACAACGTCTACCGCTACAAGGACAACGAAGCGTGGACGGCGACCACCCACGACGGTCCGGATATCGTAGACGACCTCGCGGCGATGAACAGAAACCTTTTGGATCGTGGCTACGAGGGACGCCGCGGTCTGCTCGTTTCGCCGACTTACGATGACAAACTGAACCTCGACTACTTCACGACCGCGTCGGGTGCGACGACCAACATCCGCCAGCGCATCTCGGAAAACCAATACGGCGGCGGTCCTCTCACGATCATCCCGGTTCCGCTACTCGATGTGCTGTTCGATTCGAACGGAAACCGTATGACGGACTATACGGTCATGTTCCAGATGGACAAGCTCGTGATGGACATCCTGATCGGTCAGACGCCGCAGCAGTTCTCGTGGCGGGTCGGGAATGGCCCGTTCGCTCCGATCGCAACCATGCTGATCGCGTGCATGATTTTTCGGATGCATGCGGATTACGACGGAGACACGGGAGTCGTCGTCGGACACAAGGACGCTCTGTAAGGCGAGAAACTAAATCAGAATCGATTCAAAGAAACCCAAGAGGAGACAGAAAATGCATTATCGAAATGGCCGGGAAGCGAAGAACGGGGACAAGATCGTCAAGCTCGAAGGTGGCACTGTCGTAGCCTACGGCGTGCTGCACAGCGCGGTACCGGGAAACGACTACTGTAACGGAAATATTGCGGTCGTCCAGCCGGCGAACGACTACGCCTGTATCGTCGATTGCCTCCATATCGAGGACGTGGCAACGATTCTCGGAGAGGCCGGCTTCGATAAGCGCCCGGACGGGAAGTAAAACCCCTTCTCAATAAGGAGAATCATGATATGGCACGACTCGAAAAGAGATCACTCACGCGCTGGGAAAATGGCGTCCCGAAAACCTATTCCAAAGGCGACGACGTTCCGGATCTGGAATCGAGAGGCGTAACCGGGACGTTTCTGACTCAGGCGGAAGGCGCGAAGGTACCAGGCCGGAAGACGACGGCAACCCCGAAGACGGCTCCGGCAGACATGGGTACCGATCCGGATAATATCGGCGATGGCGATCTCGACATTATCGAGCTGCTCGAAGGAAACGTTCCGACCGTCCTCTCTCACATTTCGACCGAGGACCGCGTCAACGTCCTGGAAGACATCCTGGTCGCCGAAGGGGAAGGCAAGAACCGATCGACCGTCACGACCGCGATCAACGACCGGATCAAGGCGCTGGAGGAAGGATAGGAGGGACAACAGAACCGGATGCCGCTATCAGCCAGACAGAAAGGTAGCCGAAAGATGCACGTAAAAGTCACAAGAGGACGCGCAGCGGTCGCGCTGTACGAATGCGACGTAGTGAATATCCGTAAGGAGGGAGAAAACACAATCTTTATCCCTCTCCGAATGCAAATCGACAAGGAAAAAGGCGTTGCGGGGCTCTTTTCGGTTGTCGATATCGTCATCCCGCGAGACGGCGATATCGTATACGTCGAGAATGCGGCAGGAGGGACGATTGACACGTTCCGCGCTGGCGAGGATTTGCCGGCAGGACGCGGGATCGAGATCCAAGATCGGAACGGAGAGGGACAACCAGAGCCGGAATCTGACAGGTCGCGCGTATTCCGGGGCCTGCCTCGCGGTTCCCTTCCGAAAGAGAATCTGGACGTGGTAGGAGGCGAATCAGGCAAGGCATCTTTACCCGCTCTACAGCCTCCGCCGGTCCGAAGAGGCTAACCGCCTATGCCTCCCGTAATCGTCGCTACACCGGGGTCCGCTACCGCGAATTCATATATCACGATTGCGGAGGCAAATGCCTACTTCGAATCCCGCCTGCCACTCGACCCTCCTTGGGACCCTACCGAGGCAATCGCAATTCCGAGAATCCTGACTGCGGCCCGGATGCTGACAAATGTCTTCTCGGGCGCGCGACGGCTGATTACCCCTGAGAAAGGCGATCCGTATTACCTGATCGGATTCAAGTGGACAGGACTGCCGGCCGATGCCATACAAGTAATGGATTGGCCCCGTCTCGGAATGGCTGACAGGTTGGGTCGCACGATCGGATCTACCGTTATTCCCGCCGAGTTGAAACAAGCTCAAGCAGAACTCGCCGGCCAGTTGTCGCTTAATGATCGCATACTCGATAACGATATCGTGACACAAGGTATCGAGGAGATCGGGGCCGGCCCGGTCAAGATCAAGTTTCGCGACGATTATGATTCGTTTACGCGGACGGCGTTAGTACTGCCTGACGGCGTCCTGTCCTTGCTGGTTCCATCCTGGTATACCGGAGAGACGCTGGAGAAGGGACCGGACTTGCGACGGTATAACCGCCCGCGGATTGCGTCTACGCGTTGGCGGTAAAGTCGAAAGGTTAGCGGAGCGAGAATCTCAAATGGCCTTGAACCTCTCGAAGATCGTCTCGGGCGCTGTCAAGACCGCCTCGAAATTGACTGTATCCCTCCAGGCTATCGTCACGTGGAAAGCCTGGACGGGAAACGACCAGAGGGGCAAGAACACGTACGCAACCTATTCGATCCGTGCGCTGGTCGAGCAAGAAGTAAAAACCCAGATCGATCAGTCAACCGGCCAAGCGATCCAGACCCAGGCGAAGATTACGATTCTCGATCCCCTACCGGTTGTGGCAGCGTTATCCGGATTTTGGCGCACCAACCCCGTAGACAATCGCGATATCCTAATTCTCCCTGATGGCACGACAGGACCCGCGTATCGTCCGGGCGGATTCGTCAATCCAGATACGAATAAGCCGTTCCTGATGGAAGTGTGGATGGGTTCTCAAGGACGGTAATTCGGATTTCGGGCTTCCCAGGGTTTCTTGCCCTGCGGTAGTCCTCTGCCGTCTCAATATCTGGCTTGACTCCTCTTCTTCTCTCCTGCTAGGCTCATATCGAAGGAGGAAAGCCCGACGTGATTAACTCATTCCGCGGTGAATACAGATTCCTGTCTAATTTCTGGCCTGCCAAAGTCGAGATGGACGGCCAGATCTATCCGACAGTAGAGCACGCCTATCAGGCTGCCAAAACAACAGATGAAAATCGGCGAGGCATTATCCGACTGGCAATCAGTCCAGGTATTGCAAAGCGGTACGGATCGCAGGTCGAATTGCGTCCGGGATGGGACCTGCTCAAGCTCCCTTTAATGGAATCTCTACTTCGCCAAAAGTTCGGCCTCGATCCTCTCCGCTCTATCGTTTCTGGGCGGGAAGTGTGCAGGTTTCACGAGGATCTGCGAGTTAAGTTGATTTCTACACACCCGGAAATGCTGGTCGAAGGCAATTCCTGGGGCGACACCTTCTGGGGAGTATGTGCCGGCCACGGTTCAAATCATCTTGGAAGGCTGCTGATGAAAGTACGTAAGGAGATCCGAAATGTCTGATCTGTCAATTCTTTGTATCACAAAAGCTGAACCGTGTGTTCTACCGCTGCTCGAAGAACTCGCCCAAGACTCTCGTACGATCGGTGCCGAATTAGTCCTGTGCGCAGACGGTCCACGAGCCTTTAACGTACTGAAGTCTCTTGATGTGGCCTACGATCTACGGAGGTGCTATAGTGAGGGATATATCGAGTCAATTCTAGATGATTGCATCCGGCTTACCAATCGAGATTACGTATTCCGAATCGATGACGATGAAAGTCTGCCTCTCTCCCTTGTTGCGTGGCTTAAAGCTGGGCGGTATAGAGAATCGGACCATTGGAAGTTCAACCGGGCACATTTGATCGAGGGAACGGGAGCCGGATTTGAGAAAGGCGAAGACGATGAAGTCCGGGTCATTACCACGCCTCCCCTCTGGCCCGATCATCAAACCCGCCTGTCCACCCGCGAGAAGTCCTTCGGCCGAAACCACATCCATTGCGGTTCTCCCTTTGGCGGTGGCGAACTCGCACCCTACCCCATCCTACATCACAAATTCGTGATCAAGTCGTTGGAAGAGCGGCAGGAGATCGTGCGACGGTATGACGAGATTCAGCCGGGCGCGGGCGGAGGATTCTGGCAGTTTTCGGTACCGGAGCGGATCGAGGAACAGGGCGGGAAGTTGGAGACGATCAGTTACGAGGAATTTGTACGACGCTGCTATGCAGTTTAATTAAGGAGGTTTTTGAGATGTACTCGGCAAAAATCCTACTCGACAGCGTTAATTCAGCTGGCGATCGTCTAACGACCTTTGTGGTAACCTATCCGAGGTTTGTACATTCCGAATTGATGACTCATCGAGTATTCTCTCGGAACTCCTCATCGTCGCGCGCTATACCGATAGAAAAGATGATTGAATCGGCTCTGACTGATCCTGCGATGCCAGTTTTTTGGGGAAAGAATCAGAAAGGCATGCAGGCGGTTGAGGAGCTGTCAGGTTTTGATCTCGACAATGCCAAATTCCGGTGGATAGAGGCTAGGGACAATGCAATAAAGTCGGCCAGAGATTTAATCCGTCTTGGCCTTCATAAGCAGATTGTCAACCGCCTTTTGGAACCGTGGATGTGGATTACGGTTATTGTCTCCTCGACTGAGTTCAATAACTTTTTCAATCTTCGCTGCCACAAGGATGCGCAGCCAGAAATCCAAAAGATTGCTAGATTGATGTTAGGAGAGTACCAGCAATCGGTGCCGTGGACAGTGAAAAGTGGAGAATGGCATTTGCCTCTTCTCCCGGACCAAGTAGAACTGGAATACGAATGGGAGCCTGAATACGTTCGAAAGATCTCCGTAGGCCGCTGCGCCAGAGTCTCTTATCTGACCTACGACGGAAAGCGAGATCCTAAAGCCGACATAGATCTCCACGACAATCGCCTGCTTCATCCGTCTAATCCTGATGATCCTGATCATATGTCACCATTCGAGCATGTCGCAATGGCCTCACCGGGCGAAAGATCGGGTAACTTTACTGGATGGCATCAATACCGGAAGGATTTCCCAAGCGAAAATAGAACAACCCTGCGGGAGGAATTGCGGTGATATTAGATCTGGTCAAGCTGCCTTCGGATCTTCGCATAAAGCTCTTTCGTCAATACCTGAACGATCTGAGAATTGTAATCTGGCTAGGACCTGCAAAATGACTCTCGACTTGGTCAATGACAATATCGCGCAGGCAGCCCTAGAGTTTCGTAAAGGCTTGCTGGGAAGCCGAGATTCTATGGGAATGTGCGCCGTAGTATGTTGGCCGCTTGCCGGATTCTTGAGTTCGCTGGGGATTGACTGTAAGTGTGAGGAGATAGACCTTATTTCAGTTGACGGCGGTATCACTAATCATGTTTGGATTAGGTTGTCCGATGGCCGGTATCTCGATCCTACGGCCGATCAATTTGGATTTAACAAGCCCGTATACCTCGGGAAACGCCCTCCCAAATTCGCAGGGTGGAGACAAGGAAGCAAACCATGATTAACATTCATCATCTCGAAGTCGATATCACGCAAAAATGTTCGCTTTCATGTACTTGCTGTAATCATTTAGTAGTACCTTGGCGCTCCGCTCCCGAAGGCCCTTGGTCTACGACTCCCGAGCAGGTCGAAGCAGATCTGTCAGGTTTATCCAAAATCCTCCACGCCGACATCCTCGGGGCTCTAGGCGGAGAACCTACTCTACACCCGCAACTGGTAGACATTCTTGGCATTATGCGAGAGTCAGCCATTGCCGACAAAATAGAAGTTTGGACCCACGGAATGCAGTTAAAGAGGATGAAATCGGATTTCTGGAGGGCATTCGACGTATTAGTCCTTTCGATTTATCCCGGCAAGCACGATGAAGCCTCTCTTAATTGGATTACGCAAAAGTGCCTTGACGAAGGAGTAGAGCTAAGTGTGAGAGACGAGAGGCTTAATCCGAATTTCCGTTCTCTACTGGAGCCGGCGCCTACCGATTACGAAACGACCAAACGAAAATTCGCTGGGTGCTTCTTTCGCCAGTTCTCTAGATCGGTAAACCACGGCTATTTTTATACGTGCTGCTGCTGGGGAATGCCGATGCTGCTCCAAGGCAAGCCGCACGGGACGGACGGCGTCTCAATATCGGGCTTGACTGAGGCAGGATTGTTAGAGTACCTTAATCGCACGGAGCCTCTCGGGTGCTGTACGATCTGCGCAGGTAGAGATACGGCAGTTCCGGTAGAATGGTCCGAAGAAAGGGATATCGAGAAATGGACAAGAAAGAGCAAAGGAATCCTCGGATAGTTGACATTATAGAAATCATCTGCCCCGCGCATGGCAGGACTACCCTGCTCAGTTATGCGATGGGCTTCTCTTTTGAGTGCGGGTGTGAGTGGGAGCCAAGATGGACAGATAAACGAGGAGACTACTGGGAACAGACCATCTCGGGAAATTCAAATAAAGAGTCAATGTCCCAGAGAGAGGCGGAATCCGAGCAGGAAAAGGCGAAAAGAATTCTGAAGAAGGTCTCCAACAACGTCGGAGCGGCTCTTCGCCTTCCGCTCGATGATTCGGATACTCTCGATGACGTCGATCTGATCACAGGAGATGAGATGGATCTCATCAGGGCTCTCCTGCGCCCTGTCGCAAATGGAGACATCAAGTGAGCGCCCTTCGTGTATTCGCCCGTCCGATCGGCCTTTACAGTCCCGCCATGGTCCGGATCGCAAACGCGATCGAACGCCACGCGCCAGCCTCCGTCGAGATCGTCTCGGACGAGCCATCCGCACATCTGATCATGTTTTATCCGATCGGTGCTGACTGGATTCCGCTTATCGAGGAAGCTGAAGCAGCCGGCAAGCGATTCGCTCTCGTACAGTGCTGCGTCAAATCGACGGGAGCGAGTTGCTCGACATGGTGGCCGGTCTGGAAACGGTCTCTGTGTACATGGTCGTATCTCGACTTGAACTTCTTGGCATTTGCCGAAAACGCCCCGCCGATAGAACTCTGCGATGATCGGGAGGACTCAGACCCTGCGGCGTGGGCAGCAAAATACGGTTTGCCGGATTCTCGATTCTACTACGCCCCTCTCGGGGTCGACGACGCTTTCTTGCCACCGAATTACTCACGCTCTGATCGTCGTACTGTCGTCACTACAGGCCACGTTTCGGGTTGCCCTGCCGAAGCGATATACGAAGTCTGGGAAGCTGCTTTGTCCTGCGGGTATCGCGTTACGCACGTTGGTCCAAAGCTTCCGGGATGGCGTCCGGGTGTGAGAGTCCGGCAAGGCGTGTCCGACCAAGAACTGCGATTGATCTACCGAAGTGCGGCATTCGTTGGCGCTCTGAGGTACGTAGAGGGATTCGAACTGCCGGCGCTGGAGGGGCTCGCGAGCGGGGCAACGCCGATTCTGTTCGATCAATCCGATTTGAAACACTGGTACGGAGATCATGCGCTGTATGTGCCAGAAGTTGAAGGTACTGAACTCGTTGTTGCTCTGTCTGATATTTTTCATGACCATGAATACGATCCCGATGTCCGACCGCTAGACATTCAGCAAGAGATTGTACAACGGTTTGACTGGTCTACGCTGGTCGGCGAATTCTGGCAGAGAATCCTTTCCAATATCTGAAGGAGGGCGTTAGGTGAAAATCATTGTCATAGGCGATGCCGTAGCTCAAACCGGATTCTCCCGCTGTACGCACGCTGTAGCCGACTCGCTCCATTCAGCCGGTCACGAAATCCTCGTAATCGGGATCAACTATTACGGCTCAGGCCACACATACCCATACCGCATCATCCCGGCCCACGATCCGACCGACTTCGGCCACGACGGATGGGGTATCGGCCGCCTACCGTCCGTTCTCCTCCGCGAATTTCCCGACATCGTCATCATCAATCAGGACCCGTGGAATATCAAAGCGTACTTCGTTCAGTTGTCCGCGGCCTTCTCGGAATTGATGCGATCCGGTAAGCTGTCGAGGGAAGAATTCCGCAAGCTCCTCTCGATTCGGTTTGTCGGCTGGCTCGCGGTCGACGCCGAAAACCAAATTACCGCTCTTGATCTGAACGACCGCCTGGATCATGTCGTAGTCTGGACTGAATTCGCCAAGAAGGAATTGGAAACTCGTGGCTGGGAAGGGCTCACGTCGATCATCCCACTCGGCGTCAACACATCGGTTTTCTATCCGCGCGAAGGCTCCCGATCCCAGGTGTTCCCGATGCTGCCGGAAGGGGCGTTCATAATAGGCGTCGTCGGACGGAACCAGGTCAGGAAGCGGATTGACCTATCCATCCGATATTTCGCAAAATGGCTCGACACCCTTCCGGCCACAGAACGAGAATTGTGTTACCTCTACTTGCACGTCGCGCCAACCGGAGAGCAGGCGGTCGATATCCGCGCTCTCATCTCATATTATGGGTTGAAAGGCAGAGTCATGCTGTTCGAGCCCCAACCCGGGCACGGGGTGACGGACGAAGAAATGGCATACGTCTATTCGGCGCTAGATGTCCTGCTCTCAACGACTCAAGGAGAAGGATTTGGGTTGACTACGCTTGAGGCTATGGCATGTGGTACGGTTAACGTTGTTCCGGGATGGTCAGGTCTGGGGTGTTGGACGAAAGACGCGGCGATCAAGGTGCCATGTACTTCGGTCGCAATGAACGCGCCGCAGAATCAGAGTCCGTATACGATCGGCGGAATCCCGGACGAAGAAGCAACTACCGAGGCGCTTAATTGGGCCTACGACGCACGAGACAGAAGGTGTACGGATCGTTGTAGGAATTATCTAGAGCAGGAAATGAATTCCGTTGTCGTAGCCGCACGGCAGCTCGCCGATAAACTATCGTGGCGATCTGTTCACTGCGCCTGGGCCGATTTGATTTCTTTGCCCGCACTTGCATCTCCGTCCGTCCCGGCGTACATTCGAGCTGCGGATTGGGGATTGGCGGAGGATATCGAGAGCCTGTACGAAACCGAGGAAGGAGAAGGAAAAGAGTCGGAAGGAAATCCGGAAGGAGATGAACGAAAATTGGAAGGAGGAAACCAGTGACGCCGGCCCAATGGATCATAGCGGGATCATTTACGGTATTCGGAGTGGTTATGATGGTCTTCTTCTGGTGCGCTCTGGTCCTGTCAAGCGATCTGGACGATGCAGAGGAGAAAGCAGAGGAGGAGTCGAAATGAGCATCCAGATGACGGGTAAAAAACTGTGCTTCTCCTGTCAGAGAGAGCTACACGTAATTTGCTTTTCTGTCAACTCCGGCAATGCGGATGGATTGTGCGGTAGGTGTCGAGAATGCCGCGCGGAAGAGTACAGAGCGAAAAAGAAAGTAGGGAGAGAAGACAAATACAGCTTCCCTCTTTCGAATACCGGTACGTAAGATCGGGATTTCCCACATGAACCCTTCTTTCAAAACCCGCGGTGCTGCAACCATGGCCCGCAAAATCCGCGGTATCGCACGTACGCAACCCGACAAGGTTCTGAAAGCGATCTATCTCGAAGCCGAATTGGTCATGACGGACTCAAAACGCAATTACGTCCCGATCGATCTCGGTACCCTGCGCAATTCCGGATACGTCGCCAAACCTGAACGTTCAGGCTCGGATATCACGATCAAATTCGGATTCGGCGGTGCTGCTTCTGCCTACGCAATCGCTGTCCACGAGACGCCGTCGAAATACGATCCTCCTTCCTGGAAGGGAGTTACGGTAGAATTCGGCCAGCGGAAGGGAAAGGGCGGGGGACAGCGCGGCGCGAAATATCTGGAGAGGCCATTGAAGGAAGCTCTGAAGGGAATGCCGCAGAGGATTGCGGACAGGATCAAGCTGATATAGATTCCGAGGTTCTGGCTCAAAATGAGTACCGTATTCAAAATCTTCGCCGTCCAGACTCCTTTCGACACCGGCCCTGACCCAAACGGCCGGACTCGATACTCTGTCAATTTCGACCTGACCCAGCTACTCGAAAGTCCAGTTGAGGAGATCATCGGCGGGATTCTATCAGCCGCTCCCCTCTCCATTCCTGCTGCTCGCGTCCTACTCGGGACCAGGGCCGAGAATCCCCCCCTTACTCAATCCCATATCGACAATCCAGCTACAGACGGTCCGTATGTTCGCGTGCTGTCCAGCGGCGGATACAGCAGCATGTTCGCGCGCGGAGAAGTTGCCGGTACCTTGCGTCGCCTTGACCGACCGTCCGTCCAGATGATTATATTTTCCCTCGACTCCTCGCTAGCTGCTACTACTGCTATGAATATCTGGGAGAGACTGAACGGGGCAAGACATATATCATATTAGACGGTCGTAGGCAGGTGTTAGGTAGTCGTAGGCAGTCTAGCCGGCCTTTTGATCCTAGTCAGTTTCCCTCGATTTCTTCTCTCCTCCCTTTCCTCTCTCCCGTTTCGGGCTTGCCAATTTGCCATTCCGGGGACTATCATGTCCCATTGGCGGAATTGCGCGAAAAGGGCAAGAGAAATTAAAAATCGGCGGTCGCTAGACCAAAACCTGAAGGGAGAACCCAGACCATGGCAGACAATCTGTACGAAGACGGACATCTAGTCAAACTGTACGTCCAGCCCGCTCCGGGAGCCGCGTTCCAATTCGTCGCGGACATCACCTCGGGCGATCTCATGCACGGCGGCAAGCGTGCGTCTACCGAAGTCACCCAGCGGGGCAGCGACATTGATTCTCACCACACCTCTCCGGTGACGAAACGGGATGAACGGTCCTTCCAGGTGACGCGCAACCCGGGCGCCGTTCAGGATGTCCTCTTGCAGACCATCTGGAAAAACAAGACGACCGTAGGATGGATGCAGCGCGGTGTCGGTCCGGACGGTACCACTCCTTCAGCCGCATACACGATCGAATCCGGAAAGATCTCCAACTACCAGGTCGTAGCGCCCCACGGTGACGGTGGCCCGTTGCGCGTCGACATCAGCTACCGTCCGAGCGGTCCGATGATCATTGACGGTAACGTGGTCGGGGCGATTGCGTCCTGATAACCTGATCTACACTGACTGAATAGCACGCTCTTGGACAGACAGACAGAAACCAGACCAGACACTCGAAAGACAGACACTCGAAAGGAAAACCCGAACATGAGCAAGCAAAAGCAAAACAGCCGCCGGCATCTCCGCCATGCCAGTATCGGACAGCCCGATTCCAACCGCCGATACCTGACTGCCGACGCTGTCAAGTCTCGCATTCTCTGCATCGAAATCCAACTTCCCGAGTACGACGAGCCGATCGACATCTATTTCCGCCCGATCCCCACCTCTCGCGTTTTCGCGCTCCGCGGGCTCACCGGAGACGGCTCGCTGAATGCCATGCTCGAAATCCTGTCCGAATTCGTCTGCGATCCCCAGACAGGTGCACCGCTTGCCCTTACCGCAGAGGATTGGGATAGGTTCGGCGGAGTCCAGACGATCATCCAAGGGATGATTGAAGGGTCCGGAATGGGGGGACAAAACCAGAGCGAAAATTCAGATTCGGAGACGGGGCCTACGATGTCGACAGCCGAAGGGGACGCGATGATGCAGGCCGCACTCGAAATCCTGGACGGAGACCCGGAGATCGCGGCAGCATTCCGGAAGGCGATCGAGGCGAAGGTGGAGCAGAGTCGAGAGCCGGCACAGGCGGTGACGGAGCCGGTAACGGATATCCCGGAGGCAGAACCGAATCCCGATATCCAGAACCGTCTACCGAGTGGTCCGTCCGCCGAAACCCACTAGTCAGATTCGCCTTCAAACTCTACGCCTATCTCAAACCGTCCGGTCACAATGGCGACGTCGCACAGTGGCTCGAAACCTTTCCGTGGGATGCCTTCTGCGACTGGATGGATTTCTATTCTGTCGACCCATGGGATGAGCGCCGCGCCGATCTCCGGGACGCGACCAACACGGCCATCCTTGCCAACGAATTACGCGGCGTCGATAACACGATCAGGGTCGCGGCGAGCGCCTGGGGAGGGAAGATGCCTCTGCGGCGCGACGTGATCCACCCGCGGGATCTGATGCCGATTTTCGATCCGGACGAGCGAGAACGAGAAGGGCGAAACGCAAACAGGAACGGTAGCACAATAGAACAGGATAAGCGCCGAGCCCGAGAGTATGCGGAACGGTTCCACAGCGAGACGCGCGAGGCCAAAGCGCTGTTGGGGTTGGAAGACGGTATCCGGCCGGGCGCAATGGAACCAGTTATCGCAAAAGTGGACGAATCCGAAAATGGGATCTGACTAGATAAAAACCGAAAAGGTAAAAAGGATACGGTACCCGATCTATGGCTGTCTCAATCGGCGACATCATCGGCACGATTAAACTGGAAGATACCTTCAGCCCAAAGCTGGAGCTTGCTGCCCGGAATGTCGAAGCTTTCGCCGGCAAGATTGACAAGATCGGGTCCCGTATCTCGAATGCAGGAAAAACTCTCACCGCGGGCCTCACCCTTCCTCTCGCGGCTCTTGTCGGCACATCAGTCAAGGCCGCCGCGACGTTTGAATCCTCCTTTGCCGGCGTACGCAAGACCGTCGACGCTACCGAAGCGCAATTCGCCAGCCTGTCAAAGGAAATCCGGGCTCTCGCGGCCGGCCCCAACGCCGTCCCGATCGATGTAAACCAGCTCAACAAAGTCGCCGAAGCGGCCGGCCAGCTCGGTATCGCGCGTCAAAACATCGTTGCATTTACCCGGACGATGGCAGATCTCGGCGAGACGACAAACCTGACTGCTGATGAGGCCGCAACTGCCGTAGCTCAATTCCAAAACATCTTCGGAGCAGCCGGAAAGGAAGTCGATCGTCTAGGTTCTACGATCGTTGCGCTCGGCAATGCGGGAGCGAGCACCGAAAAGCAGATTATCGAGATGGGTCTGCGGATCGCAGGTGCCGGCACCCAGATAGGACTAAGCCAGGGTGAGGTTCTGGCCTTTGCCTCCACGCTCTCCTCTCTCGGCATCGATGCTGAAGCGGGCGGCAGCGCGATCTCGAAAATCATGATCGAAATCGCCTTGTCGGTGTCGAAAGGAGGCCGGGAGCTTCAGAATTTCGCCGCTATATCCGGTACTACAGCCGAAAAGTTTGCTGCCAGTTTCAAGGATGACGCTGCAAGCGCCGTAGAACAGTTTATATTAGGTCTCGGAAGGTTGCGGACTTCGGGCGGTGACGTGCTAGGTACGCTTGACGCGATCGGCATTACCGAAGTACGGATGCGGGATGCGCTGTTGCGGGCGTCTGGCGCCGGAGACTTACTTACCAATTCTCTCACTCTTCAGGACAAAGCATGGCGCGATAATACCGCTCTCACAAAAGAAGCTCAGGAACGGTACAAGACTTTCGAGAGTCAATTACGGCTGACGAAAAATCAGATTAACGACGCCGCGATAACTCTCGGTACGGCGCTCCTCCCGGCAATCCGCGATCTGATCACTACGATTCAACCCTTAATCGACGATATTGCAAGATTCGCCGAGTGGTTTTCCCAGTTACCTGAACCTGTCAGAGCTACCGCCCTTGCCGTAACTGCTCTGGCAGCCGCAGCCGGCCCCGTACTCTTTGCGATCGGCGGGATCGCGCAAGGTGTCGCATCTCTTTCGTCTGCCTTTGCGGTCGTGATTCCTGTAATAAGTTCGGCCGTGGCTGTATTAACGGGGCCGGCCGGATGGATAGCTGCCGGGATCGCGTTATTGGTTGCATGGAAGCCGACTCGCGACTTCATTGTCGATCTGGCTACTACGATATTTGATCTGTATATCGGCGCCGTCAAAGGAGCGGTCGAAATAGCCGTCGCGTGGTGGGATTCGATAGAAGATATCCGAGGCCCAATAGCAGAATTGGCAGAATTGGTCAGCGACTTCGCCGGCGGTGCGCTGACCAACTACCTAGCGATAATCAAAACCGTAATATCTAATCTGACTTCCTGGGCTCGGGAGACGGCAGATGCAATAAAGTTTACATTCAATTTTGCCCGGGCGATCCGCGAAGATTTGTTCAGGGCGATTGGTGCCGTCGTCGGAGTAGTAAAAACGGTAATCGGATGGTATATACAATATTCTACCTGGGTCAGCAAGCTCATTTCGCAAGTAGCCGATTCGATTGTCGTATTCCTGAATTGGTCCGGGATACTGCCCACGGTACGAGCAGCCGTAAACATTGTCATTTCGGGCCTGTCGATCCTGTGGACTTGGCTGGTCAAAGCGAAGGATAAGCTGCTCGAATGGATCGAGATGGCCGGCGGTATGGCGCCTGTGCTTGCCATACTCAATCCTGGTTTGGGAGCGAGCCTTGCGCTATTTGACAGATGGGTGGACAGAGCCAAGGAACTGTCCGAAAACAATAAGAACGTTGCGGCAACCCAAGACGAGATCAACAAAAAAGTCGAGCAAGGGGCGAAGCTCATACCGCTGCCCCACCCGAAACCTCCTAAGCCTCCTAAGCCTCCTGATCCTCCTGTTATCTTGACAGAAGACCAAGAGAAAGCCCTAAAATCGATCAATGATCGTATTGCGGCAATGGCCCGCGAGCGCGATGCCCAGGTTGCTCTTCTCGCGGCATTACGAGAGTCTCCGGAAGCATACCGAGCAGAACAACGCGAACAAGAAATCAGCAACGAGCTATTCGAGGCGCGACAGGAACTCCTCCAGTCTCATCTCTCCTTGACGCCGGCTCTCGAAGCCAAAATCCGCTCCCTTACTGGTTCGATATTCGATACCGCCCAGGCTGCCGAGAAGTACAACCAGGCTCTTTCGAACGTTGCCGCGTCGATCGCCTCCCTCGGTTCGATAACCATTCCGAAACTCGACACCGGCGGCGATCAGGACGCCGTCAAACAATGGGCTGGGGCTCTCACTGATCTCGGATTCGAGCTGAACAACCTACGCGCTAATCTCCAGAGGTTGCCGAAAGACAGCGCGGAATATAAAACCGCTTTGGCAGTACTGACAGAAACCGAAAAGCGGTATCAGGCCCAGATTTCCCGCTTGCCAGAGATCATGGCAGATCGAAGAACTGCTCGCACTTCGGAAATTCGATCTATTCTGGCTGTCGCCGAATCTGTTACGCACTCGATTGACGAGGAAATAACGCAACTCGGTAGGGGCTCGGCAGCTTGGGATAGTTATGTCAAATCCTTAGATGTAAAGGCGCGGGCAATCCAGATTCTTGGCGTCTTCAACCTGCCGAAACCAGACGCATCCGATAAGGCAGCTCTAGCAGAGTGGCAAGCTCTATTCGACCAATGGAAGGCCAGGCTCGCCGAACTCTCGGCAAAGATATCGATCAGGATAGACGCCGATGCCGCTGCCGATTTGCGCCGATCTTTGGAGCCGGCCCGAGCAGAATTCGAGAGATTCGCAGCCGATGTTTCCCGATACGTTGACGAAGGACTGCTCAGCGAAAAGCAAGCCCATAAGATACTCCTTCGCGCAAACGAGCTTACCGGAGCGATGCGAGATAGCATGCTCGCGGCGGCAGCGGACATCAATACCGCATTGGCCGACGGCGTGGTCGAAGCTGCATTTGAAGGGAAAGAAGCGTGGAACGATCTCGGTAAGAGTCTGGAATCCATCCTCAAGCGGCTTATCGGAGATTGGCTCGCCGAATGGTTCCGAGCCATGGCGCAATGGTTGGCGAGGTGGATTGCTACTCAGGCAGCGGCAAGAGCGGCATCGGCAGCAATGGGTACAGGAGGCGGCGGAGGCGGAGGAGGAGCAGGAGCGAATATCCCCGGACTGGCTACTGGTACTTATTCGGCTTATTCAGGTGGGACTGCTTCCGCTTCTCAATTTGCCGGGGCGGCGGCCGGTTGGGCTGTTGCCGCTTTCGCCCTCTATGTCGTCTACAAGGGATTTGTTGAAAAACATACTGCCGAGTGGGCGGAAGTCAACCTAAAAACCGGTGCCCGCTCTGGAGATACTGCGAAAGTCAAGGCGACCGTTCAAAAGAGAATCGACGAACTTCGCCAGCAACTCAAAGATATCTCCGAGGCGCTGGAATTGGATCTGCAAGAACTCGGAGACGTTTCGCTCGGTAAGCGGGGAAAATCCTACTACGTCCAGATCGGCGAGTCCATCCACGAGGGTTTCGCGACCGTCGAAGAAGCGATGGATTATGCCCGGGTTGCTGCAATCAAATTCGGCACTCTCGGCGATCAGATATCCGACAACGTTCGCCAGGCTATCAATAAATCCCACGCCAAAACCATGGAGGGTTTCCAGGCCGATATCGATCTCGCGAAGAAAATCGACAATCTGAAAATGGGTGGCGAAGTTGCTGCACAGATGGCGGAGATCTTCAAGCTACGTACCGAGGAAATCCGACATGCCCAGGATCTCGGCCTGTCTATCAAGGAACTAATCGAGGCGCGGAAGCAAGAATTCGATTCTATACGCAATTCTGTTCTCGGCATTGACGACTCGGTTGCCAAGCATTTGAAGGATCTGTTCAGTTACCAGCGCGGCGCGGAAGAAGCTCATTCAAAGCTCCGTAATACTTTCGAGAGGATTCTCGGAACGACGATCGAAGAGGCGGAAAAGTTCGTCAAACAGTACGGAGATACGCTATCCGGATTCACGTTCATCCCTGGGAGCAGCAGTAGCAGGCCAGGAAAGGGAGATCCAGGTGAGAGTGTCGGCGGAGGCGGGCAGTGGCTGGATGCTGCCGGCAACGCTGTAGACGACACAACACGGGCGATCCTGGGCAAAGTCGACCGCTTCAAGAAGGCCCTCGAACGGTACTATGAGCAGTTGGCTGCCCTTCCCGAAAAGCTCACCCAGGACCAGATGCGTCTGGGCGTGTTCAACCAATTATTCGGGTTTATCGAGAATAACGCCAGGCTCGCGGCGAAGTACGAAGGCGAACGGGCGAAGTTTGCCAAACTCCAAGTCGATATTCAGTTTAAGCTGATCAAGCTCTGGATGGAGGCGTTTGGAGTATTCGAGGAATTCGCCGAGCTTTACAACGACGCTTACCAGGCAGCACTTCAGACAGCAGGCAGGCCGTCCGGTAATCGAGGTGGCGGAGGAGGACCGGATCGAAAGGAAATACGTGCCGACCTTCTCCAGCAAATAGCGGAAGTCGAAGCCGAGCTGAAAGGCCCGCTGCACGTTTCTTTTTTGCAGTTTGCCAAGTCCCTTGCCGACTTCCGCGAACAGGCGAAAGAAGGAAAGCTGTCGGCCGAAGATCTCGCAAAAGGCATTGCGGCATTGACCGCACAGTTTCAGAAAAACGTACGCGATCAGGCAAATGCCCTTGCCGGTATTGGAACCGATTTCACTCGTAAACTGGAGAACATCAAGAACTTCTTCAACGAATTGCGTGACCTTGGCCGGGGCAAAACCGGAATGCCCAAATGGCTTGTCGATCTCCTCGAAGGCAAGGCTCTGGCCGGTTTGGGAAAGGAGCTCGATCAGGCAATAGCGGCATTCAACGGTCTGACCGATCCGATGGCTGCGATTACGGTTCAAGCAGGAGTCCTGAAGGAGAACGTACTTGCGTTTGCCAAAGCCGCAGGATGGTCTGCTAAGCAAATAGAAAATGCAATGGCGGCGATCGACCGCGGTGTCGAATTCCAACGCCAGCAGGGGATCAACAGCGCGTTGGATCGGCTCTTCGCTTGGGCAAAACAGGCCGGCATCCTCGCCAAGGAATCGCTCGAACATGAGCGTATGAAGGCCCTGCTGGACATAACGGTTATCGAGGCGCAGTTCAGATTCTACGGTGCGCTCACTGGACAGATTCAGGGATGGATCGACGGAATCCGTAATTGGATCAATTCGGCCGCATTCGGAGCCGGTAACAACGATGATGTCCAGGACGTGCGCATAGTCGGCTCGACGACCGCGGACGCCGTAGAGAAGCTTGTCGACAAAATAAAATCTATGGTTGATGCTTGGCGTCAGGCGGTCGAGCAGTTCCGCGATGCCACGACCGACATGATGACGGACGAATCCCTGACCAATTTGACCCAGGAAGAGCAACTAGCATTTGCCAAAGCCCAGGTTGAAGATCTCGCCGCGAGAGCCCAGGCAGGAGATGCCGACGCGCTTTCGAAACTTGCCGCCGCCCGCGCCGAATTCATCCGCGAATTGCGAGAGAGCGAGGGCGCTGGATTCGGATTCGATCAAGGCTGGGATTGGGTTATGGGCTTGACGGCCGACGTACTCCAGAACGCGCAATCGGCCGAACAAGCTTTGATCGCACGAGAGCTGGCGGATAACGTCGGCGCCTGGTCGTACGTCATGAGCCAGCTCGCGGATCAACTGGAAGCGGCCTTCTACGCCAATACCCAAGACCTGATCGACGCCATATACCGAGCGATTGCCGGCGTTCCGGGATTTGCGCAAGGCGGGATCGTGATGCGCGGGCCTCGTCTCGTCAGGGTCGCAGAACAGGTTGCGGAAGCAATCGTACCGCTTGACCGCCTCGCAAACGCGATCCCGTATAATCGCCTGGGCATGGCCGAAATGACGATGCGGCATTCGACCGATAACCGTACAGCAGTAGGTAGCGGGAACGGCATCGGCGATAATAGAACGGCTTCGGTATACGATCAGTCAGAGCGATTCCGAAATTTCCAGCGGCAGAACGACTCGACTGCGAGACTGATGAAAATAGAAGAGAGCAACCGTGCTATAGCTGCGTCAATGGTCCGGATGCAGCAGGACATGAATGCCATGAGACGTAAGATGTAGGGACCTAAGATCCGGACTACTAATCAACCCTCAACAAATTAGCGGAGAAACTCTGGGACTATGCTTATCGCAATCCGAACCCGCGAGCCTGAAGAGTCTGTAGCCTTGCTCCCGTCTGACCGATGGACTCAGGAGATCGCGACTGCCCATTCGGGATATCCTGTTTCTAAGCTGAAAACCGATAACACCGACGACGTGGTACGCTCGTACGGACAGCGGCAATCCCATACGAGAATCCAGGCGACAACGGACCCACGCGGCGAGGACGTAACGATCGATTATGTAGCCTTGATCGGGATCAATCGCGATCTCCCTCGTGCGCCCTCCGCCGACGATGTGAACAATCTGCCCAACCGCGCCCGGCTGATCATCGACGACGCTGAGCTTTTTGATACCCAAGAGCCCCCTTTGGTACCCTCTAACTACGCCTTGATCAACTTGACCGGAGCCTATACGATTCTGAATCAGACAATAAATCCCCCAGAAGATACCGTCATCGGCTATTCTCCCGTCTCACTGACAGTCATTAATCCCGCAGTCAATACCCAGGTTATCGCGCAGTTTGACAATTACACTTCCTCAAAGCCGTTGGCGATTTCCCCAGATCCCAATAATGCGCCTCTCCAACGATTCCTCGTTCATGTAAAGAACTCTGATTCATCTTGGCTGATACCGGACTTGGATGTTCGCTTGAGGCAAGGAATTGCAGATATTCGGTCTCTGAGCTACGAAACAGTAGAAGATACAACTACAGAGGGCCTTATCTTAAGTTTTGCCTGGGACGCAGGCGAATTGCCTAATCCATCAGCGCCCGTAATAATAAAAATCATCGGTGTTTCAGACGGTTCTATGGTGCCTGTGCCGATCTCTGTTTTGTGGCGCGCAGAATTCGACAATCTCGTGTACGAGAGCGTCCCTCTCTCTTTTGACACTGGCGGCAACCCCCTATTTTGGCAGAATAATCCGGATGCTGATATCCAGAATGGAGGTATGGTAATCTGGCGCCCGAATATCACAATCCCTGCCGGACAGGTATACAGGGTATTGATAGAGCTATCGGATTTTTCCGGTATATCTCCGTCCCACAAACCTGGACTATTGGGATCTGGCGCTCTGGTTTACGGCCCGCTTGGATCGAGTTTCGTCGCTGGCCGTTTTGCTGCTGGAGAAGCCGTCAACGTACCCCTCCA